CGAACCGCAAGCGCAGAAGCGAGCTAACAGCCAACATCAAAACAAAGATCGACCTGTACGACCGCATTCAGTCCGACTTCGGCGACAACCTCGACCGCACGAACGATGTGTACTGGGTGCTGAATAACTTTGGCGGCAGCCGTGACGATGTTATCCAAATGCTGGCCGAGATCAAACGCTTAAAGGCCACGTACACGGAAGCGACGAGCACTGGCGCGGGCACGACCGCCGAGCCGCACACCATCGAAGTGCCTTACGAAGCCCGCAGGATCGCAATGGACTTGCTCAAGGCGGCGCTGTATCAGGACTACATGGCGCTGGACATGGACGAGCTTACAGGCGGCAGTTTAACGAACGTTGCTATCCAAGCGGCCATGAAGAACCTGAACCTCAAGTGCGACCGGTACGAATGGCAAGTGCGGAAGTTCTGTCAATCCATCCTCGCGCTTGCTGGCATTCAGACCGACCAGATCACGTTCATTCGCGATACGCTGGAAAACCAGCTCGAAACCGTACAGGCGCTTTACACAGCCCGAGCCGATATCACGCTCAAGGAAGCCATCAAGCTAAACCCGATGATCCCGGACGAGGATATCGATAGCATCATTGCCGACAAGGAAGCCGAGGACGCGAGCGGGCTGGACAGCCTCGACGAACTGCAAAAGCAGATCGACGAAATGGCGAAAGCGAACGCAACGGCCAATGCGCCGCAGCCCGGTATCGAGAAACAGCCCGTCGAACAACCGGCGAACGAAGAACGGGCGGTGCAGTGAGAGGATGATTATGATGAATGACCATGTAACAGTGCTTGGAACGGAGTATACTATCCGCCGCGAGAAAAAGGAATCCTGCGATATCCTTCAAAACGGGAGCGGAGTATGCGACACATCAACCAAAATACTCTGGATATCTGACAACGGAGAACCAACACCGGAAACGAAACAAGACCTCGCCGTTTTCGAGAAACAAACCCTGCGTCACGAGATCGTTCATGCGTTTATGTTCGAAAGCGGGCTTGCGACCAACAGCCATGATATAGACGCATGGGCGGAAGACGAAGAACTGATTGACTGGATAGCGATACAAAGTCCGAAGATGTTTAAGGCATTTGAGGAAGCTGGTGCGTTGTAATGGACGCAGCAGAAAAGGCGAGCGCAGCAATCGAGCGCAAGGCATTGAAGCGGGTAGATGGCATTTATAACGCCGCTCTGAAAAACGCACTCGCCGACCAATCGTCTTTCCTTGCTAAGATTGCTGACGTTGATGCAGGCAGGATCAAGCCGCCCGCGTTCTACGACACGCCCGCGAAAGTCCTCGCTTGGCGGCAAGGGTTTACCCGCGAACTGCTGCGCAAAGAGAAGGTTATCGAGGGCATCAAGGCCCAGCTCAATGCGGCAGGCGCGAAAGCCGCGCCGGTAATCAAGGGCGCAATGACCGATGTGTACGCCGCGAACCGCACGTTTACCGCCGAGGGCATAGCAAGCCAAGTCAATATCAGTTTTGCACAGTACGACAAGCGGCAGATTGACATTATCCTCAATAACTCACAATCCCCGTTCTCCAAGATCGCCTACAAAGGACTGGGCGCAAACCCCGCAATCGTCCGCAGGCTGAATAACGAAATGGCACAGGCGATCATCGGCGGGGAAAGTCAGCGCGATATCGTCAAGCGAATCCGTGAAGTGACCGGCCAGAGCAAGTACCAGGCGACGCGGGTAGCGCAGACAGAACGCACGCGGATACAAAGCCAAGCGCGGGCTGATACCCTGACCGAAGCCGAGGCACTGGGCGTGAAAACGACTAAGGAGTGGAGCGCACGAATGGTGAACACACGCGATACTCACGCCGCGCTCGATGGCGTAACCATACCGCAGGATGAAGCATTTATTCTTAACGACGGAGATCGGCTCATGTACCCAGGCGACCCGAACGGTAGCGCGAAGAACATAATCAACTGTAGGTGCGTACTTATACCGGGGGTGGCGACATGAGCTTTGTAGACAACAGCGGCAAGGTCAAAGACCAGATGGCGCACAATGTACAGGCCGCGCTTGCCGCGATGGGGATTGAAGCAACCGGGCTGATCGTGAAGCAGATGCAAAGCGGGTACGGGAAACCGATATGGCAGACCGGCGATCTCCAGCGCGATGTAAACTCCGCTCCGCAGAACAGCGGCCCGGATACGGTCGATGTTGGAAACTCAATAGGCTATGGCGTTTTCGTCCACGAAGGAACGAGCCGCATGAGCGGCAGGCCGTACATAAAAGACGCAATCATGGGCGGGACTTCTCGCCTGAAACAAGTCGCGGAGACCGAACTCAAGAAAGGCTTTTAGGAGGAATTACAATGTCGGTAGAACTCACAATCATTCGTAGCTCCGGTGCTGAGGTCGGATACTGGTACGGCAAATCCACCGATACCAAGCCCGCAGCCGGAACGCTGTACCTCGTGACTGGATCCAAGTTCTACGAGCTGGATACGAAGATCACGCATGAGTACAGCGAGAAGAACGTCAACCCGGACACCAGTAATGGCTGGTGGATTAAGGACGACCCTGTTTCATACATTCAGCCGCTGCTTGAAAAGCTCGGCTATGGCTTGCTGTACGGCATGGAAGTGACCGCGCAGGATACGCCGGACATGACCGTGAACATGTCGGCTGGCGTTTACCACAAGGCCGATGGCACCCGGCAGGACGTGATTGCGCTCACATCGCAAGTCATTCAGCCCGCCGATACGGTCGAAGATCGCATTGACCTGATCTACAAGAACGCCGCAGGCGTAGCAACCTACATTGTCGGCATCCTTGAGATTGACGCGGTTGCCGGAGCAAGAGCCTATACCATCATAACCAACGCCTCCGAGGGCGATACGGTTGTGATCGACGGCCAGACGTTCACGGCGATCAGGACAACCCCCGGCACGGACGAGTTTAACCTCGGCGTGAGCACCACGGCAACGGCGACGGCCTTGTACAACTGCCTGAACGCGAACACGAACATCACGGATTTGTACACCGTTACGAACCCCAGCGCAGGCGTTGTCCGGCTGGTAGAGAAATCAGCAGGCGGCGGGGATACCCCAGGCGAGGCCGTACCCGATGGCGATATAGAAATCACGAATGGTACGCCGACGGCATCGGTTGCCGGAACTCCTGCGGTTGCAGGCGCTCGGCAGTACACGATTACCGTCAAGCCCGAACCGATAGCGCAGGGTGCGAGGAATTACACGATTGAAACAAACGCGGCCGAGGATGATACTATAGAAATCGACGGAGAAATCCTGACAGCAATCCGCACCACTCCGGGAACCGATGAATTCAATATCGGAGCAACCATCGCGCTTTCCGCAACGGCTTTGTACACACTGCTTGGCCTGAATGCGAATATCGTCGCACTGTACGACGTGACCAACCCGTCGGACGGCGTTGTGGTGCTGACAGAGAAGGTCGCGGGCGGCTTGAACACGCCGGGAGCGGCAGTGCCTACCGGGGATATGGAGATCACAAGCGGAACGCCGACTGAATCCGCCGCGCTCACTCCGGCTGTTGCTGGCGCGAGAACGTACACTATCACCGACCGCGCAGAAGAAGGAGATACCTTTACCGTTGAGGGAGAGGAATTTACCTGCGTCAATGGCACTCCCGGCGCGGATGAGTTCGAGGAATCGGGAACGATTGCTGGCTGCGCAACGAACCTTGCCGCCGCGCTTGCTGCCAATGCGACGATTGACGCGCTATATGCTGTGACAAACCCGTCCGCCGGTGTAATCGTACTCACGGAAAAGGTTCCCGGAGCGGGCGACACCCCCGGCGCGGCAACGCCTACGGGCATCCTTGCGGTCACCAACGGCGATCCCACGACATCGGCGGCAGAAGTTGCCGCTGTTGCAGGCGAACGCTCTTACACGGTGACCGTGAACGCCTCGCACAAAGACGAGATCGCGCTTGAAGGAGAAACCTTTACCGCGCTCAAGGCGGCTGCCGGAACAGACGAGTTTGTGCCGGGCGTTGACGCTGCGGCCACAGCCCTTGTTCTGATCGACATTATCAACGCGAACGCGGTACTCTCGGCAATCTACACGGCGGCCACGGGCGGGAGCGGTATTATCGCAGTGACAGAAGATACGCCCGGAGGCGAGGATACGCCCGGCGCCGCGCAAACAACCGGGACGATCTCCATTACCAATGGCGATCCGACGGTATCGAAACCCGCCGACACGATCACGATTGACGATGAAGTCTTTACCGCAGTTGAATCCGAACCGGGAACCGATGAATTCATTCCGGGCGCAGATGTTACCGCAGCCGCCACTGCTCTCGCCGCTGTGATAGCATTAAACGCCGCACTATCTGCTATCTTCACAGTTACCAATCCGAGCGCCGGAGTGGTTGTGCTGACCGAAACCGTACCGGGTGCAGGCGACACACCGGGTGAGGCGGCTGTTGATGGAATGGTCGAGATTACCAACGGGGAGGCCACGACCTCCGCAGCAGAGATTGCGGCCATTGCCGGAGCGCGTGACTATACGGTCACGAACAACGCTTCCCACAAGGATACCATCGCCCTGATGGAAGAACTGTTCACGGCTTTGAAGCCTGCAGCGGAAACGGACGAGTTTGTACCCGGAGAAACAGCCGCACTCACCGCGACCGCGCTGTATAACCTCATCAACGCGAATACCGTTCTGTCCGCGATCTATACCGCGACGAACCCCGAAAGCGGCGTAGTGCTGGTGACGGAAACCACACCGGGCGGGCTGGACACTCCGGGCGAGGCCGAAGTCACGGGCGATATTGAGATCACGAACGGGGAAGCGACCGAATCCGTCGCGCATGAGGACGGCGGCACAGTGCCTGCTACCCCGGCTGGCGGCGTTGCGCTCGCGGAGATCAACGTGGACGCGAACCAGACAACCGTCACGACCGAGGACATCACCGACAAGCGCGTCGCCTGGATTACTCCGGGCATAGCGTAACCAAGGCAACCCGGCTTAACGCCGTTTGCAAATAAACAATCGTGGGCGAAGAAACGCCCCCAAAGAAAAGGAGATTGTGAGCATGCTTACAAGGAAAATGTTAAAAGGCTTGGGCTTTAAGGAAGGCCAGACAAAGCTCGACGAAGAGCAGATCGACCTTATCATCGAAGCCCATACCGAAACCGTGGACGCGCTGAAGCAGGAGCGCGACCAATTCAAAGCAGACGCGGAAAGCCTGCCGACCGTCACGAAGGAACGTGACAAGCTCCAAAGGGACATCGACGACCTGAAAGCCAAAACTCCGGACGCGGCGGAAGTACAAGCCAAGTTCGACGAGTACAAGGCACAGGTCGAAGCAGACAAGGCCGCCGAAAAGAAACGCGCTGCGGTCAAGGCTGCATTGCTCAAAGAGGGCGCGAACGATGGGCTTGTTGACCTGATGCTGAAAGGCATTGATCTGGAAACCGTGGATATGGACGGCGATGTGTTGAAAGACGAAACCGCTGTCGTAACCCCAGTAAAGGAACTCTACCCGCAGGCATTCGGCAAGACAACCACCGAGGGCGCACCGCCCGTCAATCCACCGCCCGGAGGGGCAAAGACCGGAAAGGATGCTTTCGAGGCAATGACGCTTTCGCAGCGGTTCGCGTTCGCGAAGGAACACCCGAAGGAAGCAGCCGAGTACACACAAAAGAAAGGATGACCTAAATGTCGAGTTTCGACAGCAAGATTTTCAATCCCGAAGTATTCGGTTCGTACATGGACACCATCCCCCGCGTTCGGCAGAACAAACTGCTCGAAGCAGGCGTAATCCGCACCCGCAACGACCTCAAGGCCATGTTCGACGCGCAGTCCGGCGGTAATTACGCCACTGTGCCGATGAAGGGCCTCATCGACGGCGACCCGCAGAACTACGACGGCGCGACCACGCTTTCCCCCGGCGCGACCAAGACCTACAGTCAGAACATGGTCGTGACTGGCCGCATGAAGGGCTGGATCGAGCGCGATTTCAGCGCGGAAATGACCGGCGAGGATTTCATGGACAATGTCGCCGCGCAGGTGGCGCGGTATTGGGAGGACGTCGATCAGGACACGATGCTGTCTATCCTGAAAGGCATTTTCCTCATGGGCAGCAACGACTTCACCGTCAACCACACGCTCGACATCACCGGCGAAAGCACCAAGACCGTCGGCGCGACTACGCTGAATACCCTGATTCAAAAGGCAGCTGGCGAGAACAAGGGCATCTTCAAAGTGGTTATCTGCCACTCCACCGTTGCGACTACGCTTGAAAACGTGTCCGCTGTGTCCTACCTGACCTACACCGACGCGAAGGGCGTTGAGCGCGATCTCGGCATGGCTACCTGGAACGGCAAGCTGCTGCTGATCGATGATTCCGTTCCCGCCGTGGCGATCTCGACCTCCGCAGGCACCGCTGGCGTTTACACTCTCACCGTATCCGGCGCGGGCGCTGTAGGCGACAAGATTTCCTTTGACGGCATCGAGTACACCTGCACCGACGCGGGCACCGGCACCAACGAGTTCGCGGATGGCAATATCGCCGCCGTGTGCGCTTCCCTGGATGCGCTGCTGGCCGTGCAGTACGCGACGACCTTCACCGTGACCCACGACTCCACGCACGTCGTGCTCACGCAGATCACCGCAGGCTATGGCCCGATCCCGGTTGTTGCTGTGACGCAGGCCGAAAGCGGCACCCTAGCCGCCGCGATTGTCGAAACCACGCCGGGCGTGCTCGCGGTCGTGACCACCAACTACACCACCTACATCCTCGGCGAAGGCGCGTTCGATTACTGCGACTGCGGCGCGAAAGTACCCAACGAAATGGTACGCGACGCCGTGACTTACGGTGGGCAGGATGCGCTATACACCCGTCAGCGCAAGCTGTTCGCTCCGTACGGCATTAACTTCACGAAGTCCGTCATGGCCTCGAACAGCCCGACCGACGCGGAACTCGAAACCGGCGCGAACTGGTCGCGTGTGGTCGACTCCGCAAGCTCGACCTACATCAACCACAAAGCTATCCCCATCGCTCGCATCATCAGCAGGGGTTAAGCGAACCAACAGCCAACGAAAGGGTGATCCGTAATGGCGGTTACGATACAGGATGTCATGGCCGAGTGCAGAAATCACTTTCAAGACACAACCACCCCGTATATCGACGGTGATTTTGTCATAGCGACTGGCGTTCTTACGCCGAATACCGGCCTTGCCTCCGGCGACTATATCGCCATTACCGGATCACGCCTGAATGACGGCGTTTACCTTCCGACCGTTGCGGACGACGTTTTCACGCTTACGGGAACATCAGATGAATCGTTCACGGGCCGTATCTGGGTTCTCCACCCGCCGAAACGCTTTGTCGATCTCGTAACAGAGATCGCGGCGTATGCCGTGCTGCACCCGGCGCAGGACGTATTAAGCGAATCGTTCGGGCCGTACAGCCATTCAAAAGCAACGCGGAACGGCATGCCCGTGACATGGCGCGAAGTATACGCCCAAGAGCTCAATACCTACCGCCGCATGTTCAAGGTGGTGCCGCTGTGATTACCGACTTCTTTGAATCGTTCAAATACCGGACGCTCACGACCACGACTTCGCCACTCGGCGGCACCGTGGAAACCTGGGTGGACGGCGCGACGTTCTCGGCTGGTATCTTCCTGAACAACAGCGAGGAAATGCAGATCGCCTACCGCAACGGCTTGAAAAAGCAGTATACGGTAGTTCTTCCTAACGGCGTAACGCTTGCGCAGGAAGCGCGGATTAAGCGCGTATCTGACAGTGTGATCTTCCGCATCACAGCCGATTCCGCAGACACGCATACCCCGGCGGTCGCGGAATTGCAGTATAGCTACGTTACAGCGGAGGTGATCGAATGACGGGCATCCACGGCGCGCTTCAAGCGTTCTGGGGCGGGTTCACTTACGGGACCGCAATACCGGCCTATGAGACAGGGAAGGTTCCGAAAAACAAGGACGGCGTCCCGACTGTTACATTCCCATATATCACCTATGAAGTTATCGAGGGCGCGTATTGGGGATCAACATTCTTGACCGCATTCGTGTGGGTAAAGAAAGCCGAGGGGACGGATTGGCAAGTCCAGCGAGCCGCGATCCTTGACCTGATTAAAGCGGCTATTCCGGAGGGTGGTATGCACCTTGACTACGCGGACGGAAACCTGTTTATCCGGCGCAATCCAACAAACTTCATGAGTTACTACGACGACCCGAACGACGCTACTGTGGCTGGGGGAAGAATCAGTTACGAGGCAACCTACTACACACTATAAGGAGCTGATGGAATGCTTACTGCATTAACCGCCGCGACGTTCAACAACCTTGGATTCGACGCAGGAATCCTCCT